GCTGGTGTATGGGCTGAGGACGCTGCGATCGACGCGGGTTTGGTAGGCGTCGTCGTCTTCTCGGGGTTCTTGGGGGAGATATTTTTCGCTCTGGTCGCGTAGATATTCGGTGCCGTTGGTGACGGCAGCCATTGCGCTCCAGTCGGTCATCATTGCGATGACATCTAGGCTGCGGACGAATGGAGATTCGCTGACTACAGCTCCAGTTGGTGGGATGTTGGCGCTGTAGACCACGGCCTGACTCCTACTTTGTACCTATTTTGGCAGGTTAATCATCATCGTTCTCGTCCTCTTCCTCAATTGGGATTAGGACTTCTATGCCTTGGGCTAGTTTGGCGACAAAAGCACCAAGCAAGGCGGGATCTTGGGGCGTGGGAAATACAAAGGCAGCGGTGGTTGTGCCCTCTTCGGCGTCGATTTCGATGTGGACGCAACCGCCGCTGACTGTTTCAATCATTAGCCGTGATATGCAACAGCAATAATCGGCACAACGCTGGGGGTGCCAGAGCTGATGGCTGAGATACGCATACGGACTTTGTTTGCGGGTCTGCCGCTATAGAAATAGGCGTATTGGCCGTTGGAGTTGATGGTTTTGCTGGTGTCAAGCTCGAACCAAGTGCCGCCGCCGTTGAAGCTGCACTCGAAGACGAGGGTAAAGTTGGCGCCGCCCGTGACGATGGCCGCAAAGGTGAACTCGCTGCTGTCGGCGTGGACCTCCAGGTAGTCGTCAACAGCTGTGAGGGGGGTCGATTCGTGGTGCTCGACTAGGTTGGTGCCGCGAGAGATGGTAAGAGCCATCATTTCCTCCGTTTTTTGGCGGTTTTGGCTGCTTTTTTGAAGGCGGCAGCGGTGGGGGCGCCTTTGGTGCCGGGCTTACGCATCTTTTCGCCCGAGCCAGCGGCGATGCGCTTGCGTTTGGCGTTGATGTTGCTGTAAAGACCGCGTTTGGCCATTACTTCCTCCGCTTTTTGCGCTTCATCCCGGCCTCGGACATGGCAATGGCAATCGCTTGCTTGCGATTAGCTACTTTCTTGCCCGAGCTGGACTTGAGGCTGCCCGATTTGTACTCGGACATGACTTTTTCCACCTTCTTTTGCCCTTTCGTGGGCTTCTTTTTCGCCATGGTGCGCCAGTAGAAGGTGCCTACCACACACGATAGTTGGTTTTTCCAAGGGCTTCTGGTTTGGCAAGGTTGAAAGTTTGAAGGCAGAGGTAGCCAAGAGCGTCAAAAGCATGGTCAACTCCGAGGTTTTTGTTGGGGAGGCCGGTGCCGGGGGCGTAAGTCAAGGTGCGGAGAGACTTGATTAGCTCCTTGCACTTGGGGTGAATAAAAAGGCGGCGGGTTCCAGTGGCATCGAGCAGCGCGGTGTTGACGCAGGTGATCTTGTCGCGGATCTTCCACGGGCTGCGGGGGCTAGACACCGTGAAGCCGGACTTACGCAAAATGTTGTGGTCGGTTGCACCAACGCCGGCGGTTTTGCGGGCGCCACCCGTTGGGTCCGGGCACGTGATGATGCGGCGTTCCACGCCGTAGCGGGTTTGGATTTCTTCGCAGAGGTCCCATGTGGTGGCGCCGCCGGTCATGATGATTTCGTCGAAGACCCAGAGCACGTCGCCCTTTTTGACCGCGCAAATCGCGCTCATGGGGTCGATGTTGAAGTCCACCCCAATCAACAGGGGTAAAACGGGCAAATCTTGGACGGTTTTGTCGATGTTGTCGTCCGAAAAGCTGATGGCGACTAGGCCCGAAAGGTTTTCGAAGCTGGCTTCGAATTCTTGGCGGAAGGTGCGGGCGTCGAGTTGGGCGCGGGCGGCTTCAATTTCTTCCGGTGGGACGTTGTCACCGTCGATCGTTGTGAATTGCCACCGTTGCCAGTCCGGATCGTCCTGTTCGCAATAGCACCAGAGGTCGTAAAACCAGCTGGCGGTGCCGTCGGGGGTGGAAATGAAGAGTGCCCAGCCTTGTTTGTCGGCTAAAGCGGGGCGGATGACCTCGAACCAGACTTCGCTGGACATGAAGGCGGCTTCGTCCAGCACCACGCCAGCCAAACTGCGGCCACGCAGGGCCATTGCGTTTTCAGTGCCCTTCAGTTCGATCGTCGAGCCGTTCACCAGCTCGATCTTGAGGTCCGTCTCGTTTTTGCTCTTGATCCACGCCTTCGGGACCAGCTTTTTCATTACCTTCCAGGCGATGTCCTTCGCCATCCGGTATGTAGGGGCCGCGTAGAAAAAAGTTTCCCCCGGTCTTTCGATTGCTCCACGCAATAATTCGATGCATGACAGGTAACTTTTTCCGAATCGTCGCCCGGCAACGAGGACGCGGAAGCGTTTACGGCTACTAAATACTTCGCCTTGGGCATATCGGAGGTTGAGGGTTCCAGCAGCCGTGGCTGTCATTTGTATTTTTTGGGGGTACTTTCTAGGGTATTACAGGAATTGAACCCCTGCCCCCTTGTGTGACATTAGAAGAAAACGTGAATATATCAGTAGGTTCCCTGGGCGGTGATACGCCTGCACTATCGCCGAACCTCACCCCCCGGAGGTGGGAATGATTCCCATTTCTCCGGGCGGCTTAAAGGCGCGACGTGATCAGCTGACGTGATCAGCCCAGAGGCAGACAGCGCCAGCGGCAGCGAAGCCACAAGCGATCGGCAGAAATGCGGTGGAAGCAGCGCCAGCGAACAGCAGGCAGGCGGTGGTCTTGAGCATTGGGAAGTCCTCCCTTTGGGTACGCTCTATTGTTGCACACTATCCGGCAAAGGGCAAGCGGTAGACGTACCAGCCGCAACGACTACCTGGGGGTAGTGGTTCGGGTGTACTACTCCCGGCTGCGCTTGTCGTCCACAACGATCGAGAGCTGGGGCACTCCCAGGCTCGCCTGAGTCTCCTGGGTTGCTTCGCCCAGGTGCGCTCCCAAGTCTTTAAGCCCGAGCATCGCCACCTGAAGGTTGCCCTTACTGATCGCCTTGTTGATCAGCCGAAGCCGCATGGCCTGAAGACGTGAAAGCATACCCTCCCGATCCTTCTCCCAATCCTCCGCGTTCCACTTGCTAACAACGCGCCAATCTCTCCATGCGGTAACTTCTCCGATGCCTTCACGAGAGGCATGATCTAGGACCAGTTGGCGTGTCGTAAGCCCTTCCAGTTGCCTCCGATAGAGCCTTCGTTGTCTTTCTTCAATCACCGCGTCAGGGTTGCGACGCCCAAAGGGTCGTTGCTTCTTCTCCACACCTTCCGCCGAAACTTCCGGCGCTTCGTTGATAGCTTCCGGTTGTTCCGACATTGTTAGATTCTGCGGCCGTTTGGTTCAATCTTAGCCGCTACAATCTCCGCTCAATAGAAAGCCCGGCAACTAGGCCGGGCCACTTGATCGGTAGGGCTCCAGCTCAGCAGCCAGAGAGAACCAGCCAGCGAGCATGGGACCACTGCACCACCTGATAATTGTCCGAGAGTTGCAGTTCCTCCCAAGCTGCTTGCCAGTCAATGTGGCGGAAAGGCCAGCCGCCCTCAGCTTGCTTCTGTGCAAAATAGACCAGCTCTTCAGCGATCATTGCAGCTGCATCAGCTCCAGCCTCTGCTTCTGTGTAGCCTTCAGCCTCTCCGCTGTAGCAGTCCAGCAGCTTCTCGGGATCGTATCCCAGGTCTGTTAACTCTTGGATGATGTGTGCGACGCCTGCGGAATCTGAATCAGCAGCGACCCCGCAGTGCTCCAGTGCATCCGCCCACTCCTGCTCCAGCCAGAAGCCGAAACAGGCGCCATCACCTTCTGAAGCGCCGAAATAAAAGCCGTCAGGTGCAAGCTCACCTAAGCGATCAAACGCCCATTGGGTAGCAACGTCCCAAGCATCGCAGGGATCGGGAGCAGTCAGGCCGGAAGCGTAGGCCGCGCATTGCTGGAGATCAGATCGGAAGGGCTCCGGCACGTCTTGCCCCAGTCGATCAAACGCGCCTAAGTAGGCATCGGCCAAGTGATCGACGCGTAGCGTATCAGTGCTGACGATCCAGGGGAAGCCGTCTAGCTGGTCCAGAGTGTAAGTAGTCATGATTCGAGCGCTCCAGTTAGAGCGGTTGAAGTTGTCTTGTGCAAGAGTAAGACCGGAACCGGCCAGCCGTCAAGGCCAGCTAGCGGGGATCGGGTTAAGGTGCGCGTCGATGTCGTCCCGAAAGCGCATACCAGCTGAGCCAGCCGTACCGGTAACACGCCAGCGGCTCCAGCAGAAAAGCGCATAGGCCTCCGCGTCCGTGAAGCGGCCAAACGTTTCGTGACTGTCCCAGGTCTTAACGTCGCAACCGTCAAAGCGTTCAAACGCAAAGGGGGACGCGCCAATGGGCCAAGTGCTCCAGTGGTAAGCAATTAAGCGGACCCGGTAGCCGTCGTCCAGCTCCCGGTAGATCTGCATTTCAGCGGCCAAACCTATGTTGTCGTGCTGGCTCCAGGGATGGAGATAGATCGACGTCTGAGCGCCTTCTGGGTAGCCGTACTGGTTTTCGTAGTGCAGCTGTAGAAAGTCGTCCGCTTGTGCCGGGACGGGATGGATCCAGAGGGGTTGCGGCATTGCTCAGTTGAGCGGGTACTGCCAAACAGTACAACCCCCACCAGCCAGCCGTCAACCGTTGCGCGTCGTGCTAGTGTGTGAGGGTTCAACCGCTCTAGCTTGAGCAATGACAATCCAAAGCGCCAGCCTCAGACTGGCAGACCAGCTCAGCGCCAGCCCTTACGCTTGGCCTGGTGGCTATCCGTTGTTTGGCGTCACCAGTGACGGTGCTGCCCTTTGTCACCGTTGCGCTAAGTCTGAGCGCGAGGCTATCGGCACCACCACCGGCTCGGACGGCTGGCAGCTTGTGGCGCTCCAGCCCAATTGGGAGGATCCCGAGCTTTTCTGTGATCACTGCGGCTCCCGTATTGAGTCCGCCTACGCGGAGCCCGAAGCATGAGCGGCGGCGAGTGGACTACGAAAGGGCGCCAGCGTGAAGCCAGGGAGGCCGAGCGCGAGCAGGTCAGGCTGGAAAAGCGCCAGCTGCGAGACCTGAGATGGGCGATTGAGCGCTCCACCGTTAAGGCGAGCGATTGGGCGGACTTGCTAACGCTGCACCAGATGCACGGCAAGGAGGGACCGCTCCAGCTGTGGCGGGAGCTTGTGCCGTATTGGCGAGACTGCCAACGCGTCAACCGTGGCGCCGATCTCCCGGCTGAGCTTTTTCCACAAGCTACGGGAGTTTTAACGCGCACCACAGAAAAAGCTCCAGCCACTCGCGTCAAAGCGGCCAAGGGTTCTAGCCGTAAGGTCCGCAGCGATGCCGGTAAGGCCCAACCGTCTCGCAAGCGCTCCAGCTGATACGCTCCAGCCCTGCCCTAACCGGCGGGGCTTCTTTGTGTCTTGTGAGTGAGACTCACGAGACTACCGCTTGGACTGCCCCCGCCTCCGCTTCCTAGCTCCAGCCACTCCCTCTCGTACGGTGCCATCGGGTTCCCTGTCGCCGAGTAGGACCGCCAGGCCGTAGAGGCCGATGAGGACGCCAGCGAGAATCAGCATTGCTCCAGCCATCGCTATGAATGGCGAATTTCTTACACAGTATGAATGGCAAATTCAGGCTATGAATGGCGTTTTT